TCTTAACTGCGAACAGGCGATAGTAAACGTTTGTTTGTGCGTTTAGTGCGCCGCTGCCAACTGTTAGACCTTGTGCAAATGGGTTTGCTACCATGCCGTAACGAGTCTTGAATCCAATTTTTGGTTGGAATGTAAACTGGTCAACTGCACGTACCATTTGTAGAGGAACGTATGGGCAATAGAATAGACCAGCGTCATAAGGAGAAGTACCCTTATATCCGATAGTTACTAGTTCTTGATTGCTTGTGTAACCACCGAAATATGGATCGATGTACACTTTGATACGACCGTGTAACAGACCAGCAAATGTATTGCCAGTGTCATCTACTTGTAGGTCAGCTTGTAGAGCAGGTGTGTACTGTAGAACACCAGCCATTGCCATTGCGGATGCAACGTCTGAAGAAACGATCAGAACGTTACCTTTTCCTCTACGAGTCTGCTTAGCGATTACGTTAGCATCACGTTCGATTTGGAAAATCAGACCTTTGAAACGTTCAACAGACCAACGACCGTTTGAGTCGGTGTCTAGATCGAAAGCACCAGCAGTTGTAGTACCATACTGAGCACCAGGAACAGCGCAAGTATAGATTGTACGGATAACTTCACGGTTGATCTCAGCAAGAATTTCTGTTGACAGAATGTTGCTTAGTTCTGTCTCAGCATCTAGACCATGGATTGCTTTCAGGTCTTGTGCTAGTTCTAGTGAGTATTCAGCCTTTAGAGCACGAGATTGAGCTGTTACAGTAACTTTCTCAATGCTGAATGCCATTTGCTGGAATACGTTAGCGCCTGTACCGTAGTCTGTTGCACCTAGGTATTGAGCGTTAACTGTTGGGATACCAATACCAGAAGTAGTAGTACCTGCTTGGAAGTTGTTAGCAGTATCAGTTGCTAGTGTACCCTGGAAACCGTATGGGTTTGCAGCAGAAGTAGAACCAGAGAATACTGTGTTAGCTTCGTTGTAGAATGCTTCTGTGCCAGTTTGTGAACTGTAACGAGCACGCATTGCGAAAATCAGACCTGTTGGACCTGTCATTGGCTGAACGCCAGCAACATCGTATGCAATTAGGTTAGGTAACGCACGGCGTACTAGAGAAATCAGGATTGGGTCAAAATTTGTAACACCACCTGTAACGTTAGTTGGACCTGGAACGCTTGGTGCTTCGTTCAATGCCTGACGGTCAGATGCCATTGCTTGTTGTTGGTTTTCTAAGACCAACGCAGTGACTGCCCTTTTATATGGGTCTTTAATAGCTTCTAGTTCTGGATGTTCTAGAACTGGTTGCCATTTCTTTTGTAGTTCTTCAGTTAGATACATTTAGTTCTCCTTATAGGTATCTTATTTTAATGTTTTTGAAATGGTTCTAGCATATTGTTCGATCAGAGGATCAACACCAACTGGTGATTTCTTTTCGTCCTCAATCAATACTTCATCATCTAAGGCAGAACTGTCTGCAACTTTAACATCTGCCTTAAAATACGACTCTTTAAGGGTAGTTAATTTTGTTGCAAATTCTTCTTCAGTGGTAAAATCAACACTCTCTGCGAGTGACTTCATTTTCTCCACTTGTGTCTGCGTCAGGCCTTCACACGCTGTGTAGATAGCCTCATTCTTTTTATGTTCGTTTAATTCTTTTTTTAATTCAATTGCAACTGCAATTTGATCATTTAGTGATTCTTCTAATTCTTCCACTTTGTCTGTTAGTTCTTCAACAACATTGACTTTTTCTTCAGGAATGTCAATATAATGGTCATCAAATAGTTGTTTGAGTCCAGCAATAAAGTCTTCAACAATTTCGGCACGTAAGCCTTTTTCAATTGCTAATTCGTTTTCTTTAACCCATTCTTCAACCATGTAGTTTAGATAGTCATCAACTTTTTCTGCCAAATCTTCTTTGATTTGTTCAATACCTGCATCAAACTGTTCTTGTAGTTCAGCAGTTGCTTCTGCAATAACTTCTTCAGCACGTGCAACAACTGCAGCTTCAAAAATTACTGTTGCTCTATTAACAAAATCTTCTGAAAGATTTTCACCTTGCATTAAAGCATCGATGTCTTCTTTCATATTCTTTTTGGCCATCATTTTCTTAATCATTTTTTTATCTTCAGCTTCATCTTCATGGCCTTCTTTTTCTTCTTCAATGTATTCACCATCTTCATCTTCTTCAACATCTTCATACTGTTGGAAGGTTGCACCAGGATTTGGCTTCATCATTTGTTTGCCTGACTTGCCTTCTGGTTGTTCTACTGAACCAGATTCAGCAGGTTGACCCTTTAGTTTCTTCATTGGCTCAGAACCAACAGGAGGTGTAGCACCTGGAGGTGTTGCAGACGGTGTACCTGATGTGTAGTCAGGATTTGAATCAGTAGTTTTTAGAGGTGTGTGTCCTACATCGACTTCTTTAGTGCCGTATGCAACATCACCGCTTAACTTGCCAGGCTTGTCTTGGCCACTTTTCTTAGATGCAACGGATGCATTAAGAATTTCTTTAGCGGCTTCTGAAAGATTTAGTTTTCCCATTTAAAATCTCCTTGATTTGTATTGGATATTTATAATTAAAGTTTTTTTAGGAAGTTTTCGAATATTTGTAAACTTACTTTTTCGATTTCTTGACGAGATGCTTTGCGAATTTGTGTTTTGGCTTGTTCTTGTTGCATCTCAGTCCATACACCGTCTACTAACATCCATTCTTTACCCTCCATAATACCCTGAACAAATGCTCCAGGTGCTGAGGGGTCAGCTACAATATCCGCCGCTGTGGCTAGATAAAAATCATCTTGAACGATATTGACACCGTTAATATTTTTCAATGAACCCATACCACGTGATGATACTCCTAGTTGAGCACCACCTTCAATCAAATTTCTGGCAATATTGCCCATAGGTGTTTCAAGAATTTTAGCTTTGCCTATCCAATCTTTTCCTTCTTGACGTAGAGACACAATTAAGTGTGACACACGGTCTAGATTGATTGATGGTGTATCTGGATGTC